CCGGACATGACTTTTATTCCGGACATGCAAGAGGAGGCATCATTGATAGAGATTGAGCATCGGTGCATCGATATGGGCATACCCCATAGCAAGGTGCGCGATTATTTAAAGGTGCTAGCAACAGCCTACAATCCAGTGCAAGAATGGATCGATTCAGTGCCATGGGATGGGGTCGATCGCTTGCCTGATTTTCTGTCCTCGTTGGTCACTGAGGAGTCCGAGGTGTTGCGCGATATGTTGTTACGGAAGTGGTTAATCTCTTGTGTAGCGGCTGCTTATGAACCCGAGGGAGTCGGTCTTGAGGGCATCTTAGTGTTGCAAGGTGCACAAGGTTTGGGTAAAACTCTTTGGTTTAAGCGCTTGTGTGATTACAACAAAGGTTGGTTGCTCGAGGGTGCTACCCTCAATCCCAGTGATAAAGACTCAGTCAAGCGCGCAGTATCGCACTGGATCGTAGAACTTGGAGAGATTGAGTCTACCTTCAAGAAATCAGACATCGACCAACTGAAAGCATTTGTGACTGCAAAAACCGATGAATTACGCTTGCCCTACGATCGAGCATTTACTACTTATCAACGGCGCACAGCATTTTATGCCAGTGTCAATGCTCGAGAGTTTTTGACCGACACCAGTGGGAATCGAAGATTTTGGGTGTTAGCAGTCAAAGATATAAATGTAAATCATGGGGTCAACATGCAACAACTATGGGCACAGGTGAAGGACACTTTGTATGTGCCAGGTCAGAAGAACTGGTTCTTATCGCCTGATGAAAGAGCTATGTTACAAGACAGTAATGAGCAGTATCGCACACAATCTAGTGTGGAGGACCTGTTGCTCGAGCATGTCAATTTTGGTAGTGAGGACACTCGGCCGGTGCAAATGACAGCACTCTTGCGAGATTTGGGGATTAGTAATCCAAGAGTGCCGGATTTCAAAGAAGCCAGCCGAGTGCTCCACGAACATGGCATGCAACCAAGAAGAAGTAATGGTAAAAAGATATATGACTTGGATTACACTAAAGTGATCGAAGAAGGTGGGAGTTTCAGTGATTAGTGACCTGTTGGGAGTGTTCGGTACTATTTTAGGTACACTGATGGGAGTGGTCGGTATATCGATCATTGGGTTGCTAATATTTATGTTTATTGATGATGATTAGCACTTTTATACACAAGTTTGCAAGTGTAGGGTACAGGGTAGGGTACAATTATTTTGGTTGTACCCTTGCTAGATGCGTTGGTATCACTGGGTTATTAGTTAATAAGGGTATAGTGTATATACATTTATATATATATATATTATTTATAGCAGTAATAGGTAGTACATATACCAATATAAGTATTAGGAAAGCATGCCCTCTACACTCTACCCTTTATGGTTTATGAGTAAGGGATCAAAGATACGACCGCACAACAAATCGGTTTATAATCGAGAGTGGGAGCGTATATTTAACAAAGATAAGAATAATGCCAAGACCAAAGAAAAAGAAAAAAATAACTGATGCCCCCTTGCATTTTGACAAGGATGCAGAACATAGTCTGACAGAAATGCAAAGCAGCTTTGTGTGGCACTACACCGAAGGTGCTTGTGGGATGACTGAAGCTGCGAGAAAAGCGGGGTATGAGTTTCCAAGTCAAGCAGCTAACAAACTGCTCAATGGCAAAGACTTTCCTAATGTGGTTAAAGCAATTCGTATCAAACAAGATGAGTTAGCAGAACGCTATGCCATTACTCCACAAAAAACTGGCACAATGCTTTGGAAGATTATGGAGAGTGCATTTGAAAATGGACAGTATAATGCAGCTGTATCTGCGGTTAAAGAACTCAACCAACTTGCTGGTTTATCGATAAACAGATCACAGAATATCAACATCAATGCTAACCTTGAGAAGATGAGCAAGGAGCAAATCAAAGAGAGATTGAGTCAACTGTTAGGTGCTGACATTGACACTTACACACCGAAAGACAAGAGTTAAATTTAACTTTGTTTTCGAGGTCACTCGATCCCCACGCAAAAATATAGACAAAAATTTATTCTTGCCAAAAAACTACGATATATCAGTGACTTACACACACATTTTTAGTTTGCTTTATTTTGCAACTATATGCACTTGTGAGCACAACAGTTACACAGTATATTTTGGAGTCCCTAGGACCCCTTTTTTTACAGGCAAATTAGTTATTTAGACCCCCCACCCCCCAAGTCGGCCGCAAGCATATATAGTTATAGTTATAACTAAGTTTGACATACTGAATCACATGAAAAAATGAATCCTACCCATCAACTTTACCAGCCAACATTTCCTAAGATACAATGACTACATGGAAACCGAAGGCATAACGGCATTGAATCCTGTTCAAGATGTAGGCGGCGTTTTGCCACCACAAATAAATCGACCTGGACCAGTCATCGACTACCTAACTAGACCGATGGTTCCATCGCCAAAGTCTAGGCGTCGCGATACCCTCAAAGGCATAGCTCAGTTTCTACCGTTTCTCAGTGGTGAATTAGCTAAAGCCGAAGGCGACAAACTCGGCGTGGCTTTATCCGGACTAGATTTTTTAGGTGCAGCTGGCGCACCAGCAAAAGCGGTTATCAAAAAAGGCATAGACGCCATACCCGACCAAGCCACCAAAAATTTTTCCGATGCTATGAAATCCAAAAACCTTATGTTTGTTCACAATACTTCTGAGGAAGCAATCCGCAGCTTTGATGCTATGGGCGGTTTACCTTCACCCAGTCTAGCAGTAACCGAAAGCGATATTCCGCTTAAAGGTTTTGGTGAAATCCAACTTATAGGAAAACCGCAGAAGTTTGACCCAAAGATTGATCCAAGAAACAAAATTTACTCAGCAGACGCCTACACGCCTAGAGCTCCTAGACCTTTTAGAATCGCAAACAAAGATTCCTATTTACAGCTAGAAAAAGACTATGGAGATATAGCTAATAAATACAATCTTAATATTTCCTCTGTAGTGGATGATATGTTCCAACAATCATTTAAAAAAAATGCGGCAAATTCTTATGGTAATTCTGATATTAATAGATTTTTTGATTATGACGAGGCGCCAAAAATTAAATTTTTACAAGAGAAAGGAGTGAACATAGAACCTGTTTACAAAGGAGGAATGGATTTAGAAATCAAACCTTATTTGTTCCGTGACAAAACTCCCATGTTAGGTGTATTCGACAAAAAAACAGGTAAAAAAATATATAGTGAAAAGGATAACGATATAGGTAGAGATTTAGTAGAACGTCTTAAAAAAAGTAACGAAAAAATAAAGGTAGATACTTTTGCAACAAAGAAAAAAGTAAAAAAAGAGTTAGATAAATACAGCCCACAAGAATATCAATCGTGGGTTGATGCAGAAAAAAGTAAATACTTGCAAGATGATTTATTTTTTAAGACTGGCGGATATGCTGATAACCCAAGAATAAAAGAATACACTTTAGATAATTTAGTTAATCACATGAAAAGACAACCTCAAGTTGGGGGCGAGGGAGAAGGTATTGGTACTAAAGGAATTGGTCGTTTGAAATCAGCCTTAACAGGAACTTTTGAAGATTTAGACCAGATTAAAAGTTCTAAATCTCAAATATTAGATAAGCAAAAATCTAAAGAAATTTACGATCAAACAGAAAATGAATTTTTTGAGATTGCAAACGATATTTATGAATCGTTACCCAACAAAGAGTCTTACAACCAATTTGGTTTTATAGACGATGTAAGCGATATGATATTAGACTCAATAAGAAAGGGCGGCAGCGCGGATCAAATCAAATCTAGTTTCGATGTTTTTAACATCTCTGATAAAAACGTTGGCAAAATACAAATGTTTATTAGGAATTTGGAAAAATCTCCCGTTCAATACTTTGAGGCCAAACCTACTAGAGTTGTAGGTTTTGATGAATTTGCGGGAGCTATTGTGCCCAAAGATACCAGCCAAGATGTTATTAATATCTTACAAAAACGCGGCTTGAAAGTTATTAAACAAAGCGATGCCGACTTTACCAAAGATTTTTTCAAAACTGATGCCCGAAAGAAACATTTCCAAGACCAAATGTTCTCTTTTGCTCCCATCGTAGGCGCTGGTGGCATTGCAGCTCTAAGCATTGAAGATAACACACCCAATAAAGATAAAGGCCTAGGCTCGTTATAAATTTAGATTGCAATTTTTTATAAATTTTGGCAGACTGATACAATGCCTATCAACAGCAGAAACAAAGGGGCACAAT